CACATTCGTTAGGGTTTTTAAACATTGTTAAAGTAACTAACGAAGCAGATACTACTATCGAATCAATGGCAGAAGATAGAAGTGTTATTCTTAGTTCTAAAACTAAAAACCCTGTGCAGGAATTTTCAGGCACATTTGGTATGCCTAACTTAGACAAGTTAGCATTGCATTTAAAATGCCCAGAGTATCAAAAGAATGCAAAAGTATCTGTTGAGACAGCAGATAGAAACGGTGAAACTGTGCCAACACATATTCACTTTGAAAACGAAGCAGGTGATTTTGAAAACGATTATCGCTTTATGAATAAACAAATCATTGATGAGAAACTTAAAACTGTAAAGTTTAAAGGTGCTAACTGGGACGTGACTGTTGAGCCAACTATGGCGGCAATTCAAAGAATGAAGTTCCAGAGTCTTGCACACTCAGAAGAAACTGTGTTTTCAGTAAAAACTGAAGGCGGCAATCTTGTATTTGCATTTGGTGATGCATCACAACACGCAGGTTCATTTGTGTTCCATGCAGGTGTTACAGGTGATCTTAAACACACTTGGGCGTGGCCAGTTGCACAGGTACAAGCAATTTTAAACTTAGATGGTAAGGTTACAATGAGCATTTCAGATCAAGGTGCTATGCAACTTACTGTCGACAGCGGGTTGGCAGAATACAATTATATTCTTCCAGCACAAACAAAATAGGAGATGTATGACAAGTGTTGATGAAAGAGACAGTGATGCTACTTGGGAAAATGAACAAAGTATGGTTACAATTCCCCTAAAGGAGTATGACAAACTTCGTGAAAAACAAAAATATATTACTGATAGAGATATGATTGCAGTAATAGATAAAATCGAAGAACTTGTAAGAGCACTTAGAAAACATATAATAAGATCAGATATTTAAGAGGTGAATAAGTGAATACAGACTTAACAAAAGAACAAAAAGACTACGCAATATTCCTTCCGGCAATTAGCGGATTCTTTGCAACCTTTGTAGGTAAGCAAAGGCGTGAGGAGTATGTAGAATACAGTCGTATTCCTACACATTTTACAAATGGTGTAGAAAGTATGAATTGGCTTGAGCCAAGTAAGTCCTTGTTTAATTACAAATGGAGTTTGTATTCGGCAGGTCATGCCGACTTAGATATCCACAGAGACAGTCCTAAAGAAGATATGGTCCGAGATAGAGATCGTAATAACAGTTGGCTACTTGGTGACTCAGGTGGTTTCCAAATTGGTAAAGGTGTTTGGGAAGGCGACTGGAAAGATCCTAACTGTCCTAAAGCAAAAAAGAAACGTGAGCAAGTTCTTGCGTGGATGGATGCTTACATGGACTATGGTATGATCCTTGATATTCCAGCCTGGGTAGCACGTTCACCTGAAGGTGCAAAAGCAACAGGTATTGACAACTATCAAGATGCCGTTAATGCTACACGTATTAACAATGACTTCTTTATGAAAAATAGAAGTGGTGCTTGTAAATTCCTAAACGTACTACAAGGTGAAAATCATGCTGATGCAGAAGATTGGTATCAGCAAATGAAGGACTATTGTGATCCTAAAAAATATCCTGACACACATTTTAATGGTTGGTCGATGGGTGGTCAGAATATGTGTGATATACACCTTGCACTAAAAAGACTTGTTGCACTACGTTTTGATGGCTTATTAGAAAAAGGTTTACATGACTTTATGCACTTCTTAGGTACAAGTAAATTAGAGTGGGCAACACTACTAACTGATGTACAAAGAGCAGTTCGTAAACATCATAACGAAAACTTTACAATTACATTTGATTGTGCTTCACCGTTCTTAGCAACTGCTAATGGACAAATTTATTGTGAACTTGAAACAGGTGATAGAAAGAAATGGGTATATCGAATGGTGCCAAGTATTGATGACAAGGCACTTGCAACAGATACAACTGCGTTTGCTGATGCGTTTGTAAGAGAAGGCAAACACAGAAGTTTCTTAGATAGTCCTATTACAAAAGGTTTAACTGCAAAAGATGTTTGCATTTATGCTCCAGGTGACCTAAATAAAATAGGTAAAGAAGGTAAAACATCTTGGGATAGTTTTAGTTATGCTATTCAGATGGGACATAATGTATGGAGTCATATCAATGCAGTACAACAAGGCAACAAAAGATATGATGAAGGTATCATTCCTGATATGCTTGTAGAAGAACGTTTTGACAGATTATACTTTAGAGATATTGTTGAAGCCATTTTTGCTACAAGTAATAGAGATGAAGCAAATGCAGTTATAGAAGAATTCAGTAAGTACTGGATGTCAATTATTGGGACACGTGGTGCAACAGGTAAAAAGACAGTAAATGCACAAACCCAATTTACAAACTTATTTGAGGAGGCGTAATGACCAAAGCGAGTAAGAAACTTAAAAAACTAAAAGACAGTCATGCTTGGTATGACAAGAAAGTAAACGAACTTGAAGAAGAAAGACAACACGATCGTACGTTTACACATAAATCTTTACTACTAAAATTAAAGAAAACAAAATTAGCAATTAAAGATCAAATCAATCAAATGTTCAAGGAGCAAAAACAGTGAAACGTGATTACTCAGATGGAGTAAAAAATGATGTAGTATTCTTCACAGGTTATGAAGTTGAAAAGACTCCAGCCTATGATATGGATACTTTATTCGTTGTAGGTTTGCAACCTTTAGATAAAGTGATAGACAAAGCAGAAGAAACGCATTGTGAACACATTTATCTTGGTGCTAATCAAAGTTTTATGCCAGCAGAAGAATGGGACGATTTGATTAATCCTTTGCTTGATAGAGGTTACACTGTAACACTTGATTATGACGTAAGATATCATGAATGGGTACTTGAAAGTGGCTATAATGAAAAGAATAACTTTATTAGCCAAATTAGTATCAAACTTCCTTACATAGATCAATTAAACTATAATGCTTGTATCAAAATCGATGACAAAGATTTTAAAGCAACTAATCCTGGAGTTTGGATACACCAAGTACATGATCTACAAGATAGAAATAAATTTACTGATTGGTCTAAGTACGAGAACGATAACATAGAGGATTAAATGAAATTACTACACGCATTTTGTGATCCAAAAGACACAATGCCAGTGGTGAGTCATATGGCAGGACACTATGTATATCATAACGGTGCTCCTTATTATGATATAAATGCAGGTAAAGGTTGTAATATTCTTGGATACAGTAATCAAGAAGTTTTAAACTTTGCAAAACATTATCAAGCATATAATCCAAGTAGTGACTGGAATAGCAAGCCTATTATATGGAAAACATTAGAAGAACAACTACAAAAACAATTACCTGAATCCTATGTTGCATTTATTCCTTCATTGACAGGTAGCGATAGTACAGACAATGCACTTAAAATTGTTTGGCAATATTTTAGTATTTTAAAGCAAAAAAGACAAAAAGTTTTAGTTCGTAAGGGCAGTTATCATAGTGGTAGTATCTCAGGTTGGAAGATGACAAACGACCAATCTTGGGTAAAACATTTGCCAGACATTGAGTATGTAGATTTCTACGATAATAACTTTAATGATATTGCAGAAAAATATAAAGATCAAATTAGTGCAGTAATAATTGATACTGTGAGTTGGTTTAATGGCGTTGATGAAATAAGTGACGATACATTAGAACAAATTAAACAATGCAGAGAAAAATACGGATATAAAATTATAGCAGATGAAATCTTTACAGGTATGTTTAGATTTGGACATTTTGCTGATAGTATAGAACGTAATGTAAATCCAGATATTCTATGTTTTGGTAAAGCACTCACGGCAGGATATGATAATTTAGCATTAACAATTATATCAGATGAAATATTAAAAGTATTAGAAACTCCTAATGATTTTGGTTGGTCGGACGTCTTACCAATTGGAAATACAAGAAGTCAAAATCCTGTAGGCGGAGCCTGTGCAGTAGCGGCGATTGAGTATTGTGCGAATAGCGGAATTCCAAGAAGATTACAAACTGAAGTTTTTCCATTTATAAACAAGTTACACAAAATACTTCAAACACATAATAAATTTACTGTTACAAGCAAAGGGTCGTTTCTAAATTGTAAAATTGACGGAGATGTAAAGATACGAAATGACATAAGAGAGTATCTGAACAGTCACGGAATTTGGATTTATGCAACCAGTAATATCAAATTTTATAGTTTTTATGAAGTTGAAAGTAAAGAAACAAATCGTATTTTGGAAATTTTTAACGATTTGACTGAGCAATTAAATCAAGAAAAACCATTGACATTAGGAACGAAAGGCTTTATACTATGAGTATAACTGATAAATTAATCAGAGAAGAAATGGAAAAAGACAACAAGGCAAGAATTATGAATACTGCAAAAAGAATGATTTGGGTTACTTTTAGGAAAGAAGGTATCCACAAATATCCAGCGGCATTAGAAGATCCTAATCTCGCTACAGGTGACGAATATGATGTGTCTTTCTTAGGTTATCCACACAGACATATTTTTCATTTTAAAGTTGGTATCACTGTAACACACAATGACAGAGATATTGAATTTATTCAATTTAAACGTTGGTTAGAAAAACTTTATGAGGAGAAGACATTAGAGTTAGATTATAAAAGTTGTGAAATGATGAGCGATGATCTTTACACAAAGATCAACGAGAAATACCCTGGTCGTGAAGTACACATTGACGTTAGTGAAGACGGCGAAAATGGTGCTCACATTGAATATTACAAATAGGAGATTTTGTAATGCAACTTGGCAAGTATTTTGCTAAACACCCGGAACAGGTGCAGATCTTTGAAGATCTTGAAAAGTTTAAAGAGTTCTGTTCTAAGTCTTGGGTGCTTGGTTATAGTAGATCTTTTAAGTTTGATGAAAAAGATCTTTATAACAATAAGAGCGAAGCATGGCGTACTTATGTTTCTTTTACAAAAGGTAAACGGCCTGTGTTTCGTAAAAAGAAAAGAAACTTTAGGAGAACACATTGATTTATATTGTTGATATTGAAGCAGTTGATACACGTTACACAAAACAGTGGAAGGAATTTCTTCCTAAGCAACTGTCTCGATATACGAACGATGAAGTCACTGTGATAAGTGGAGGAGAGACACCTCAGGCTACTACGCCTGGGGCGTTTCTTAATTTTGGCGGTACAAATGTTTACAAAAGTAAACAACTCGAGCAAATAGGAGAAATGTTCTGCAATGGCAAAATTAAAGATGGCGATTACTTTCTTTATACTGATGCTTGGAATCCTACTGTTATCCAACTTAAATATATGGCTGAACTGCTCGGAGTTAAAATTAAAGTGGGTGGCTTGTGGCACGCCGGCAGTTACGATCCTGCGGACTTTTTAGGAAGACTTATTGGTGATAAGCCTTGGGTTAGAAACGCAGAAAGATCTATGTTTGAAGCATATGATCATAATTTCTTTGCTACACAATTCCATGTTGATATGTTTAAATCAGTATTTGATACTACTGATGAAAAGATTAGACGTGTTGGCTGGCCTATGGAATATGAAAAGAACAGTTTTCAAATGTACAAAGGAATGCCCAAAAAGAATTTAATTTTGTTTCCGCACAGAATTGCTCCTGAGAAACAACCTGAAATATTCCAAGACTTAAAAGATACATTAAGGCAGTATGAATTTGTAATTTGTCAAGAAAAGCAACTTACAAAGAATGAATATCATAATATGCTTGGTGAAGCAAAAATGGTGTTTAGTGCTAACTTACAAGAAACACTTGGTATTAGTTGGTATGAAGGATTACTTGTAGATACTATTCCAATGGTTCCAGATAGATTAAGTTACAAAGAAATGGCTACTGAAGACTTTAAGTATCCGAGTGTATGGACAGAAAGTTTTGAAAGTTATAAGAAACATAAAAACGAAGTATGTGATAGGATAGTTGAATATATAGAAAACTATGAAAAATACATAGTGCCTATGCAGAAGCAAACACATTTACTATCAGATGACTTCTTTAGTGGAAAAGCATTATATAAGGCTATTAAAGATGAGTGATGATAAACCTTACACAATTACATATGAAGGTGCAAGTCCTGATTACACAGACAGTACTTTCAGTATTTCATTAGATGAATTTAATCCTGATCCTACAAGTAATGTTACGTTTGACGTAGGTTCATTTGATGATGGTATTGATAATTGGCCATCAGAAAATCAAGTAAATGAAATGATTGGAATGTATCCGGCACTTAAAATTGCATATGATAAATTTATTGATGTTTACAAACTTGTAAAGGACGATTATAAAAACAACAGAGGCGATGATGAAATACCTTTTTAAACTTTTAGAAAAACTTGGACGTAAAAGAGTAATTATGGATAGATATGAGAACGAACCATATCTAACACGTTACTATCTTTTTTTAAAGGATCGTAAAAAGTTTCCGTTCAATGTATTTTTACATAAGTTTCATAAAGGTGATTTAGATGATTTACATGATCATCCATGGCCGTACTTTACACTAATTCTAAAAGGTGGATATTGGGAACATACTCCAGAAGGTAAGTTTTGGAGAGGTCCTGGTAGTTTTAGATTTAGTACACCTAAGAGTTTACACAGAATTGAATTAGAGCCGGGCGTAACACCTTGGACATTGTTTATGCCAGGTCCTAAGAAAAGAGAATGGGGATTTATAAGAGATGGCGAATGGGTACGTTATGATGAATACCTTGAGGACAAGTATGGAAATTAAAAAGACAGAATATTTTGGTGGTTTGATTAAAACATATGACGATGTTCTTAATCCAAAAGTAGTGTCTGTACTTGAAAAAGAAATACAGAATTTAAGTTTTAAATGGGGTACAAAGGACAATCCTAATCAACCTCCTACAGGTTTACAGTGCTTTGAGTTTGAACACACACATACTTGGTCAACTCTATGGAATGTAGTTAGTGAAAAATTAGAAGACCTTGAAGGTTTAGAATATAGAAGAAGTAATTTAAATTTTTTTGCAACAGGCGAAGATGCTTATTATCATAAAGATGATTGTGATTGGACACTATTGTATTACTGTAATACTACTTGGGGTCCTGATGAAAAAGGTGAAACAAAATTCTTTATAACACAAGATGATTTAGGCACATACGAAACAAAAGATTTTGAAGGAAATATAGATCCTTTAATTGTAAGTGTTGCTCCTATCCCAGGACGTTTCTGCTTCTTTAGGAGTAACATTAATCATAGTGCAACAGGCTTCAGATCTTCTGCAAGGTTTGTTCCTGCACTTAAATTTGTTGAACCAAACAAAGGCGATGGCACCGGAGTAATTGTAAAAAAAGGTGATCAGGACCTTATGTACGTAAGGAGCGAACATGGTTAAGAAACATTTTTACACTTGGCAAGACGTTGAGAAAATGTGTGTCAGTATTGTAAATCAAATGTACAAGGACAACTGGCGTCCTGATTATATTGTAGGTATTACTCGTGGTGGTAATGTTCCTGCTACTATTATTTCTAACATGACAGGAATTCGTTGTGAAGCACTCAAAATAAGTTTGCGTGATGATGACAAACAAAGTGAAAGCAATGCATGGATGGCCGATGATGCATTTGGCGTTAATCCTGATCCTTCTGGCAATAATCAACATGGTGTTACTGGAGCCAGATGGGCACCTAACTTTAAAAAGAACATTCTTATTGTAGATGATATCAACGATACTGGTGCTACATTTAATTGGATTAAAGAAGATTGGCGAGGTTCATGTATGCCAAATGAAGAAGATATATGGAACAGGGTTTGGGGAGATAATGTTAGATTTGGAGTACTTACAGAAAACTTATCAAGTGATTTTGATCAAGTAAGTTATAGTTGTCACGAAGTAAACAAAGCAGAAGAAGATGTTTGGCTTGTTTATCCTTGGGAGAATGTAAGTGAATATGCGTGATGATCTAATGGTGCAACAACAGGTAGAATCTGTTTGGCAACATATGGTTGGTGTTATTTGTTTAAATCTAACTAATCGTAAACAAGTAAAAAGTGTACTACCAAAACTGTTTAAAATTTGTCCTACACCGGTGCATTTTTTAAACACCACATCTAAAACAATTAAAAGTATTATTGAACCATTAGGAATGGTTAATGTACGTGAAAAAAGATTGCGTCAAATGAGTTTAGACTATCTTACTTGGGATGGCAATGATGCAACTGAATTACACGGTATTGGCAAATATGGTTCAGATAGTTATGAATTGTTTTACAAAAACCGAGTGCCTGCTAATGTAGGTGATCATGAACTTCAACGATACATTAAGGAAGAATTTTATGCAATATAACGATATTCCGTGGAAAGACGTATTAGTCGACACAAGAGACTTTACAGTATTTAAAGACAAATATCCTGTAACACAAGGACATATTTTATTTGTTCCTAAAGAAGAAACTTGGGACAAATTAGAAAAATGCTACAAGGCCGCATATGCTTGGGGTTATGATTGGACACAAAACGGATATTGTGATGCATACAACATTGGACAAAACATTGGTACAGAAGCAGGACAGACTGTTATGTACCCACACGTACATTTGATTCCAAGACGCAAAGGCGACATGGAAGATCCTAAAGGTGGTGTAAGAGGCGTGATTCCTGAAAAACAAAAATACACTGTCAAAGAAGATCTAAGACAACCTGATTTATTTATGGAAGGAGATTGTGTGTAATGTCTGAAGGTGTAAGTAAAATTGAATTAGGTAAAACGTATGAAGTATGTGCTTATTGGAAAAAGAGCCTTACTGAAATAGAAATGTACGAAAATGAATCTGCAAAGAAAAAACTAAACACAGAAGTTTTATGGCGTAACGGCACATTTCTTGTTACACCCCAAAGTGAAGAAGAAGTTCAATACTTGCAGGAGTCATTAGGTGAAGATGGTGAAATCTGGGACTATGATGATTATGAAGTATGCGAACTTTGGGATACCTACGATGGCTGTGCAGAAGACTTTGTATTCTATGGAAATTACTTTACAGAAGAAGAACAAGATAAACTAAATGACGATTACGAAGCACAACTTGAAAGCGATAATTGGCAAGGGCGTTATGAATGGCTCACAGAACAAGGTTATGAAAGTTTAGGTTGTAATTGGCAAATCCATGGTGGTATTATTGCCACAGAAAAGGAACCAAATTGAGAACAGCAGTCATAGGTTGTAGTCATAGTGCAGGATACAGTTACGGCAAACATGAACGTGACCGTTGGAATGATAACAACTGGGCAGAATATTATATTAACAATCAAGGCAAAGATGGTGTAATTTTTGCTTGTCCTGGCCGTGGTTGGTATGATTACAGTGAACGACTTGCGTTTTTATTTAAAAAATATAATGATATTGATGAAGTAATTATACAACAAAGTTACTGGAATAGATTTAGAGTCACTTGGACGAATCCTTGTCATTTCGAAAATATTACTCCTTTAGATAGTAATATGCTTTTAGAAGAAACAAAAGGCAAAATTGATTGCTACAATATAGGAATTTGGAATGATGAAGCAAAATCTTTTGACACTGGTATGATTACTGTAAAAGGTGATTATGTAGTACCCCCGACAATTGGTTTTGAAATGGCTCCATTTATCTTGACAGATCCCAATTTACAACAAGAAGGATATCAAAGAATTAAAGCATGGTACGAATTAATGAGTACCACAAACCAAAGAGCATTCTTTAAAGAAGTGAAACTTTGGAATACATTATGTAAAGAACATAATGCATCATTAAAAATTTTTGCCATTAACGAGAACACTTGGTTGCCTAAAGATCTAAATATGCTTGGTGATTGCTCTTATGGTAAAGTTAGTTCAAAAACCGTTCATGAGTTTTTGAGCGATAAGGCAGACTTAAATTCGTTTACGATTGATGACGAACACTTCAATGAAGAAGCACACAAATTAATCGCAAGTGAATTTATTCCACAAATAGAAAAGGAGTTGGAAAATGAGTAAAGTTGGTGAATATAATAGAGAGAATACAAAAGAGGCTTTAATCAAACACGCAGAAGGACACATTCATAAACACGCAATGAATGTTGAGATCTTTTTGAAAAATGCCGCAGGAGTTGGTGAACATCCTGATGTTTTGGAATCAATCGAAAAAGAACTTAAAGTTATTGCTGAGTATGATGACCAAATTGAAATGCTCAAAAAGTATTTCTAAGTGCATAAAAAACTTGACAAAAACCTAAATAACGTATATACTGTAAAGTATATTATACGCGGAGACATCCACGTCTATAACTCGGAGAAGTAAATTGAAGAAATATGAAGAAATAACAAAACGTATTCAGGACAATAACAAACGTTATTGGGCAGGAGATAATATCTCTGAATATATTTTTAAAGGCGAAAAAGAAACACTAATTGATGAGGCAACAGAGGCTTTTGAATCTGTACTTGACAGATTAATTATTGATCGATATAACGATCCAAATTCTCAAGATACTGCAAGACGCCTTGCAAAAATGTACTACAATGAACTAATGAGTGGTAGGTATAATCCTATGCCTAATGCTACTGCATTTCCGAATCATGTAGATGAAGGCTATAAAGGTATGTTGGTTGTAAGGAGTGAACTTAAAAGTGTTTGTTCACATCATCATCAACCAGTTGGCGGTGTTGCATACATTGGTATAATTGCCGCTGATACACTTATTGGTTTATCGAAGTACACAAGAATTGCACAATGGTGTGCAAGACGTGGTACACTACAAGAAGAACTTAACAATGACATTGCTCGTGAGATTATGAAAGCAACAGGTTCTAAAAATGTAGGTGTGTATGTTCAAGCAACACATGGTTGTTGTGAGAACAGAGGTATTATGGCAAAGAGTAGTTTAACACAGACAACTGTGTTGAAAGGTGCGTTTGCTGACGATCCAGGCACTAAAAAAGAGTTCATGGATAATATTAAATTACAACAGGAGTTTGCACGTGACTAATTTTGAGGAAGGCCCAATGAAAGAACATATTGAAAGATCTAAAGAAGGTGTAATTAAAGCAGAATACACTACTTACACTATTAAAGACGGAAGACTTGTAAAAGACACGTCTATTCGTAGATATAAAAATGATGGGGACTACAACGATTCATATATTAATGAACCGTTAGCACAGGTGAAAGAATGAAACTAAGATATTCTGAAGCATTTTATTCAGTTCAAGGCGAAGGACGTTTTGTTGGCGTTCCTTCTGTCTTTTTACGTACCTTTGGTTGTAATTTCCGTTGTATGAACTTTGGATTAGCAAGAGGCGAACCTATGCGTGATGAAAAACTTGCTAACGGTGTTAAGCACAATAGTGAAGTTAAAGCATTATTAGATGACGGTATTACTGACAAAGTTAAAACATTTGAGGACTTGCCTATCGTACATACAGGCTGTGATACTTATGCAAGTATCTATCCTGAGTTTAAAAAGTTTATGAACGATAGAACAGTTGATGAAGTTGTCGAACATATTTTAAGTATTACTCCGCAAGGTAAATGGACTATGGACAATGGACAGGATGTTCATTTTATTTTAACAGGTGGTGAACCTTTGTTGGGGTGGCAAAGATTTTACGCCGAACTATTCGAACACCCTCGTATGGAGGATCTAAAAAATGTTACGTTTGAAACAAATACAACACAAACTCTTAGAGATGATTTCCGAGAATACCTCGAAACTCAAAACAGATTCAAAGTCACTTGGTCGTGCAGTCCAAAACTTTCCGTTAGCGGAGAGCCTTGGGATACTGCTATCAAGCCTGACATTGCTCTTAGTTACTACAACATTCCTAATAGTGATATGTACTTCAAGTTTGTTGTCGCTGATGAGTATGATGTGGACGAAGTATCTAAAGCAGTTAATGAATTCCGTAAAGCAGGGATCGATTGCCCTGTATATGTTATGCCCTTGGGTGGCAGATCGGAAGAATACAAACTCAACACAAGAGGAGTCGCAGAATTGGCAATGGAGCGAGGTTGGCGCTATACCCCCAGACTACACGTCGACATCTTCGGAAACGCATGGGGAACTTAAGGAGGAAGAGACGCCTGACGTAAAAGCAAGAAAGGCTGGATTATGATGGAAAAAATTAAAAAGCAATTTAATGATTTGTTCGGTAAAAAGAAGTCGAACGAAACACAACTTACACATCGTGAATTGATGTTAAAAGAAAAAGAACAAGCAACAAAGGATAAAAAGCCTTGGGTTGGTGTTTTAGATACACAGGTAAACAAGGACAATATTCGTAACGGATTCTTTGAACTTGATTGGAATAATGAGTTTATTGAGCAACTGCTTGATGCAGGTTATTCGGGCGAAAGCAATGAAGAAATTGTTGATATGTGGTTTAGAGATCTTGCAAGAAATGTTCTTGCAGATGAAGGTCACGATCCGTCACGTGGTGCAGGATATATTGAAACAAAAAATTTAGGCGACGGTAAAACGGAGGTCAAGTAATGAGTCTTATTAGAGTAAAAAGTTTTCACCCCCACACAGAATTTGCACCATCATGGAATATTCCACTTTGGTTAACTAACTGGACTGATTTAGTTCATGTTGATGCTATTCAAAAGTGGATTATAGATAACGAACAAAAGATCTTAGATGATTACGAATTTGCAAATTCGGGCGGTACAGGATTAACTGAGAAACATATTACGACAAGGTTCGGACGTTATAATCTTTTAGATAACAAAGACGAGCCTGCATTTAATGAATTACTTACTTTTATTAGATATTCTTATCTTGAATATGTACAGAACCAACAATTAGAACTAAAAGACCTACAAATTGTTTGTTGGGCAAATATTCTTAGACAAGGTGAAGCAATGGATGTACACGCACACGGTGGCACTCCTGATTCTTATCTAAGTGGTAATATGCATTTTGATGATTACCAAACAAAAACATTTTATAGAAGTTCATTTGATCCAGAATCAAAAATTGGATTACCTAATAAAAAAGGTGGCTGTGTAATCTTTCCAAGTTATACACAACACTACACAGAGGAGCATTCAGAATCAAAACCAAGAGTAAGTGTAGCATTTGATTTACGTCTTACAGGAAGTTTTGATAAAGATTTCTTTAATGCTATTCCTTTTATGAATCAAGATATTCTAAAAGAAATTCAAGAAAAAGCAAAAAAAGAACTTGACAAAAACGCAGAATCCAAGTAATATAGTACTATGACTTATGTACTCGTAGACACTGCAAATACTTTCTTTCGTGCAAGACACGTTATCCGAGGCAACTTAACTGATAAAGTTGGCATGGCTTTTCATATTACTTTGAGTAGTTTAAGAAAAGTTTGGCAAGACTTTGACGGCAGTCATGTTGTATTTTGTTTGGAAGGTCGTTCTTGGCGTAAGGACTTTTATGAACCTTACAAGCGAAACAGAAGTGATGCTCGTGCGGCTCTGACAGCAAGTCAGCAAGAAGAGGAAGAAGTCTTTTGGGAGATGTTCGACGAGTTTAAAAATTTTATTGGAGAAAAAACAAACTGTACTGTATTGCAACATCCTGAACTTGAAGCAGATGATTTGATTGCAGGTTGGATACAATCACATCCTAATGACAATCATGTTGTTGTTTCAACTGATGGCGACTTTGCACAATTAATTGCACCTAATGTAAAACAGTATAATGGTATTCAAGACGTTACAATTACACATGAAGGTTACTTTGATAAAAAAGGTAATCGTGTGTTAGATAAGAAAACTAAGAAGGAAAAGGAAGCACCTAATCCTGAATGGTTGCTTTTTGAAAAATGTATGCGTGGTGATACAAGTGATAATGTTTTTTCAGCATATCCTGGAGTAAGAGTCAAAGGTACTAAAAATAAAGTAGGCTTACAAGAAGCATTTGCTGACAAAGAAAGCAAAGGTTACTCTTGGAACAATCTTATGCTACAACGTTGGGTTGACCATGATGGTAAAGAGCATAGAGTCCTTGAAGATTATCAACGTAATGTTATTCTTTGTGATTTAACTGCACAACCTGATAATATTAGAACTATTATAAACGATACTATTAGTACTGCAACCCAAACACCTAAAGAAGTACAACAGGTTGGTATTAAGTTAATGAAATTTTGTGCAAGACACGAACTTAACAAAATTAGCGAACAAGTACAGAGTTACAGTGAACCATTAAATGCGAGATACGTATGCAATTAATGGACGAAAATTATGCTGATGCATATGAACTATTAGAATCTATGGATCCAGCAGTACAAGACTTTGTAAAGACTTTACCTTTTAGATTAGGCAAAAGATTACCTACAGAAGTGCATTTAATAGAAAATGCCGCTAAAAAGATTGGCAAAATACTGGACAATTTGCCTGTCCAAAATATGTCAGTCAGCGAAATATTAGGCTTAAATAACTTAGACAATATGCCTGAAGATCCTTATATGCTACAAGCATTAAAGGAAATAAGTGGAAAAGAAGGGTATAGAGAACAGTACATTAAGGAACAACTTGCTCGTGATAAACGAGATGATAGAGAAAGAGAGTTTCCTTTAGAGCCTATTATTGAAGCAGTAGAAGTCGGGACTTGTCGTCCACCTTTGATATTAGAATTAGACAGCGGTCGTTATGTGATCGATGGTAGAACAAGATTATATGCGGCCTTGGCGGCAAATAAAAGTATTAACGTCACTGTCATAACAACTGAAACATTTGGAGTATTAAATGACAAAAATTAAAGCAAGTCCAATTGTTGATGGAAAGTTTTGGATCGTTGAAGAAGATGGTCAACGTATTGGAACACTATCAAAGCAAGAAGATAAATCATATATGTACTGTTGTAACACACAGACAAAATTTTACGAAAGCGAAAAGCAACTTGTAAAAGATATTGATATTACATGGGGAGCAACAATTAGTGATGCTTCACCTAAGCAACCAGAAAAAGAAGTACAAGGTTATGCTACTTCTTGTGTGCCTTTTAATTCTATGTATGATGTAAAACGTAAATTACCTTTGTTTACTAAAAGCAAAAAATCTAAAAGTTTATATTGTGCAGGTTATTATATAATTAGATTTGAAAAAGGTTGGGTAAGAAGTTTTTGCCCTAAGATGGTTACTATTGAAAACTATGTTTCAAAAGGTCCTTTTAAAGATGAACTTACAATGAGACAAGAGTTATCAAAGGCAAATGCAGATGACAAAAGAACCAATTAATACAGTAATTTTTGAAAAGTTTTTTCAACAGGTAAAAGTTGCCGAGCAAAGTAATCAAAAAGAAATTAGATTATCTTTAGCAGATGCAAAAAATCTTGCACTTACATTAGGGCAAGTAAACTCCAGACTGTTAGGCGATATGGAGAGGTTCCTTGCAGATAATACTGCAAAGGCACAGAATGAAGTAGTCGAAGTCGAAATGGACGGCGGCGGATTCAAAGATTAATGGAAGTCCAAACACTCTTTAAAACAGACATTTACAAAGTAAAAGTAAATCAACACGAGCAAATCAAACGTTTTTTAGTTGATAATGTAGAAAGTGAATACCATGACAAAGGCAGTAATAGTCCTTTTTGTAACGTATATAGCGATTATTTTCAAGGTGCTCTCCTCATAGATTGGAGTGACCTTTTTGTTTTATACGAGCCTACTATCAATCAGTACCTTGAATTCTATGGTTACAATACTGACAAACTAAATTGGCAAGTAGGTATTGATGCATGGTATAATGTTACTGGAAAAGGTGGCTGGGGAGAAATACATAATCATCTATCAAGTCCACGCACCATACAGGTATGTGCAGTACACTATGTAAAGTATGACCCTACTGTGCATGAGCCTACAGTGTTTTATAACCCTTCTACAGACGGTATTAGAAGCACACAGTCTACACCTATAACTAAGAATTTACCTACAAAACAGCCTAAAGAAGTAGTGTATGCAGATGCTACAGAAGGCGATATGATATTCTTTCCACCCTATCTAAATCACAGTATTCCTGTACAAAAGTCCGACACACCAAGAATCAGCACTGCATTTAATATTACTATAACAGAAAAATAGATAAATATATACGTATATAATTAAAGGAATTATACGTATATGAGCAGACCAAAACCGAAAATATTATTAGAACATATAGACAAAAAGACTTACAAGTCTGATCAAGTCTTGGCGGCTGATGCCATATGGGCAGTCTTCTATCAAGGCAAGCCTTTTAACCTAAAAACACAAAATTCACTTTCAAGTTTTCCTGGTCCTAAATACAAAAAAGTTTCTTTTTCAAACCCAGGTCATGCACACAATCTTGCAAAGAAGTTAAACGATTTGTTTAACAGTACAGAGTTTGAAGTTATGCAACTTACCACAGGAAAAATTGTAAAGGAATAAAGATGTACGAATACAGATGTAAAATACTAAAAATTGTAGATGGTGATACAGTTGATGTAGATATCGACTTAGGATTTGGCGTTTGGCTGAAAAAAGAAAGAGTTAGAATGATGGGGATTGATACCCCAGAATCACGCACACGAGATAAAGTAGAAAAACTTTTTGGATTAACCGCGAAGCAATATGTAAAAGACAATATGCCTACAAATAGTATGCAAGTATTGAAAACAGAAATAGACAGAAGCGGCGAAGATAAAAAAGGAAAGTTTGGACGTATCTTAGGTGACTTTATAATAGATAATAAAAAATTAACTGACATGATGATTGAAGACGGTCATGCAGTAGCATACTTTGGCGGAAGTAAAGAAGAAATCCAAATGAAGCACATGGCAAATAGAGAAAAACTTTTACGTGAAGGTACAGTCACTAAAAAAGATCACGATGCCGCTGTCAAATTGATGGAAAAGAAAAAATAATTAAGGAGTAGTATTATGTGGTTCCTTATTGCCCTGATGTTGGGTACATCGCCCACAGGACAAGTTGACACCTTTGTGTGGTACAAACCTCAGTTTGAAACTGTTGATGAGTGCTTAGAATTTGCACGTTCACCTGTAGGTGTTGTTGCAATAAGAGAAAGATTAGGACAAGAATTTCCTGGAAGAGATTTACAAAATTTATATTGTATTCCTGAAGATAAACTTAAAGAGTTTATACAAACTACATTAGATGATAACAAGATTCAAGCATGAATTGGAAAGAAACATACACTAAAGTTTTCTTAAAGCAATCAGACATTGCTATTACAGAAGCAAATGTCAAAGAGTATATGAGTGTATGGTGGCAAAATACAAGAAGCAAAGATGTTGGAGGGTTACGTTTAACTGATAAAGGCTTCTTACATCTTACAGAAAAATTAGATATACAGTCTTATGACGTTCCATTTCCAGATGATTTTACACTAACAACCAGCACGTTAATTTGGTTAGATCAATTTATTACTTGCCCATATTGGTTGGGTAGAGATCATATTACAGTTATGGACGAAAAGAAAGCACTCGAACTACATCTTTTCAGTGGTGATGTCAAAAAATATGGCTTGACTAAAGCATTAAAAAGAACTGAAGAACATTAAACCATTGATTTATAAAGGTTTTTTACCTATCCAAAATCCAAAAAAAAATTAAAAAAACACTTGACCTTTTGGTTTATTGGTGCTATTATATAAACATAATAAACAAACGGCACTGATTATTAGAAGGAGTACAACATGGAAAACATTGCTACAAGAACAGTAAGTCCTAACAACGCCAAAAAGGCAATCATTAGGGCATTCAAAAAGAAGAGACCACTATTTGTGTGGGGTCCTCCAGGTATTGGTAAATCCGATATCGTTCACCAGATTGGTGATTCAATGGAGGCATTGGTTATTGACATTAGACTTTCACTTTGGGAACCTACAGACATTAAAGGTATTCCATACTATGCGGCTAATGACAATACAATGAAGTGGGCACCGCCTACAGAATTGCCAGATGCTAAAACGGCTAAAAAGCACAAATATATTATTTTGTTCTTGGATGAAATGAATTCGGCCGCGCCGGCAGTACAGGCGGCGGCTTATCAATTGATCCTTAATCGTAAGGTTGGATCATATGTGTTGCCAGACAATGTTTTGATTGTTGCGGCTGGTAACAGAGATGCTGACAAAGGTGTTGTGTATAGAATGCCTGCACCATTGGCTAACAGATTCGTTCACTTAGAAATGAAAGTGGACTTTGATGATTGGTTCCAGTGGGCAACTGAGAATAAGGTACACACAGACGTTGTTGGTTACTTGACTTTTGCAAAGAAAGACTTATATGACTTTGATCCTAAAAGTCCGAGTCGTTCTTTTGCAACACCGCGTTCTTGGTCATTTGTGTCCGAATTACTTGAAGACGATGATGACGAGAATACCACTACCGATTTGGTTAGTGGTGCAGTAGGCGAAGGCCTGGCTGTGAAGTTCATGGCTCACAGAAAGATGGCTTCTCAACTTCCGGATCCGTCCGATATTTTGAGTGGCAAAGAAAAAGAGTTGAAAACCAAAGAAATCAGTGCCATGTATTCCTTAACGGTTTCACTCTGCTATGAACTTAAAGAGGCTTGTGATAAAGGCGATAAAAAGTTTGATTCAATGGTCAATAACTTTTTACGTTTTGCAATGGACAACTTTGAAACAGAATTGGTTGTAATGGGTATTAAACTTGCTCTTACACAATATGAACTTCCAATCGATCCAGATGAAGTTGAATGTTTTGATGAGTTCCATGAAAAATTCGGTCGTTATGTGACTGAAGCACAGGCTTCTTAAACTATATTTGGGTAGGGTATTTTGGTATCCTACCCATTTATTTTTGGTTGACATTTACCATTAAATATAGTATAGTAATAACATAATAAGGAATTAGGCACATGACACAAACACAAGATCAAGAAG